TTTATATTGATGCATTGGTAGCTGATGGTCGATTGAAAGATTATCAATCTGGAAATCACACAGTACGGGCTCATCATAACATTCCATAATTGGAGTTATGCCTGCAAGAGAGTACATGAGAGAATAAACAAAGGTATGGATTTGCCCATCAATTATACAGTTTCCTAATGAAGTATTAGGATCACCAGATTTCCTGGTGGCTTCAATTGAGAACTTAATTCCATTTTTAGTGATACCTTTAGTCCGATAAGCAGTTTTACGCATATGATTGAGTATTTTTCGTCGAGCTCCGAAATACTCATACACTTCCAATTCAGACTGTAATAAATCATAATTCATGGTGGCGTCCCATCTTGATCCATCATCAGTTACTGAATATGGGGTGTTGAACTGGTCTACCAAAGAGGAAAACCAGTTACCAAGCTGCGTTGGGTTAAAACCTTTTGTTAAAGTAAAAGGACATGGGTACCCGTTCACTTTATTCTTCTTAGTGTACGTGGCTATGTGATGTTCTAGAGCTGCAATAGTTGGGCTAACAACACACTTATATCTAATGGACGGTCCGCTAATATTCCTAGGATCTGCATCAATGATAGCACCATTACTGATTGGGAGTTCACTCAGTAATTCTGCAGATAGGGTCATAGTGGTGGGAGAGACAGGTTCGATGAAATTTGGGTCAAGTTGCAATTCTTGTTTCACGAAACAATCATAAGTATAATCCTTATGGTTGAGTGGCTCATATATAAGTGATTCTTTAGCTTCATTCAACAATTGTTGACGGCCTAGAGGAAAACGACTTTTCCATTGATTGAAGCTCAATGGTGGAATGGTCTTAATTGGTCCGTAATAGGATGGATGTCTAGACAAACTATAGACATAATATGCATCCATTACAGCTGTAGCAGGTTCTGGTCTCTTAAGGCATTGACGAGAGACAACAGAGCGACGTTCATTACATTGACAACCACGACACATGAAGGGATGGTATTCATGCATTGTGATTCCATAAGGCCAAGCTCCTAGCATTGGCTTACACACCTGATCAGGTGTTGCTTGAGATATCAATGCAGTGTGATGTGTTGGTCCATCTTCCTTCCAAAAACAAGATTTAATAATAGGTGGAGGAATGGGATGGGTCCTTACAACTCGCATTTTCTTCCCAAACAGGGAGTCTAAGAATGACATTGAAACGTTGACACGGCATAGGTACCTCATAATCATTTTCAACAAAAACCCGAGCAAAATAGCCCGTCGGTCCATAGACATAACCAAAGAATTCTGGTAGGTCATACACACTGCAAGAAAGTTGACAATGGAATGGACGATAATGTTGGAAAATAATGATGGTAGGGTGCCACGTCTAGCGTTTAACCATGTTAGCCCATGAAAAATGATTGCTAACACACAAGCGTTTTGGTTTTCTCTCATAGTAACCCCTTTTAACAACTTAATAAGAGGTTCCCCAATAACAAAAAGGGCAAACCCAGTCTTTGGTGCAAAGAATTTGATCAATTCTTCAAAGACTGGACCAACAATTGCTGTCGACCATATAACTGGCCAGAACACCTGATATGAATCAGCACGAGTCATAACAGTTCCAGGCGGAAAGGATGGAGGACCTAATTCAATTAAATCAGTAGGTAATCCAACCCGTTCTCTACTTATAGTAGGAGCAACAGCGGTTTCCAAGGACATTGTTTGAACTCCAATGTACCTTTTCATTATGGTTAAGAGAGAGCCCGGCAACGACTTCAATAAACGTCTCACATATGGATGTGATACAGCCAAGAGCAGTACTAAGAAAAATCCAATTAATTGGATCCAGGAATATCGAGATACTGTTCTTTTAAGATAATGGAACACACGTTCCCTAGTAGTAGTACGTTGAGAAATTAAAGAATTAAACATGTTAGCTTCATCTTCATTGATTACTTGAGCGGCAGCAATTTGAGCATTATAGGTAGCAAGAGGCTCATACATAGCAATCAATGATACTGGCAGTGTGCACAAAGCAGCTTCTTCTGGCTGCAAGTTTTTGACTTTATTAAGAATGGAAGTGGTGTAACGCTCAGCGAGCTTCAAGGTTTCCATGTTACGTGGGGCTAGTCCAAGTTTACTCTTGACCTCAGCTATAACAGTACGAGGAATGGAAACTAACGTCGAACCGGATGAAATACCAAGTTCTGTTCCCAACCCATACATCTGTATGGGACGTACCTCTCTATCAAGAACATCACCTTTAAGGGTTTGTTTTGATATTGTGCGCCAGTCTATGCTTCCATAACTGGTTGCATATGGGCTAAAATGGTCTACAACCATCGGTTCATCCATGTCCATTAAATCACATGGAACGAATCGGTATACATTGTATTGTTGGGTGGTTTCCAAAACCAATTCCCAAGTCATTGCACGACCGTCAGATTCAAAATAATGATTATTCATCATCCAATCACAGGTACTATTATTAAAAGTAGTATGATTACCAGCAATGGTTACCGTTGCTGAACCTGGAGAATTATCAGTGATAATTCGACGATACGACACCTGGCCATCCATGGACATTCCAAGAGCGGATGGATAAATGTGCTGTGCAGAATATAAAACCTTAGCTCGAGCTTTATATACACACTCTAATACAGTCTCTGGTGAAAGATAGTATATTGAGTCAATAGCAATGTAACAGTCAGGTGTTTTACATGAACAATCCTCGACTCGATGGTTACAGTACAATAAAGTTTTCTTCTTAGAGTCAAATTTAGCTCGCATGTATTGTCGATTATGATCACGGGGACATAATAACGGACAACACGACCACACATTCAACCTGTTACGGCGTTTGTGTCGGATTGGATTACCTCCGATATCAACAATTTGACCAGATACTTGGGTTATGATAAAAGATTCGAGGTTATCTCGATACATTTCAGCAGTGGCATGTGGATTCCTAAAATCAGACACACTGACCAACTCAACGGTTGGAAAGTCCTTTGAAATGCAAGTTTTATCTGGTATAACACCATTGTAATAGATCAACTTGGATTTTGGCTTTGCGAGTTCAACACTTTGTTGTTTACTAACTTTCTTCGAATCCTTCGATTCGGCATCACCTTTGGCATTTTTATCGCCATTAGATGGGGGAGCACTGGTCTTAGCCTGTTTCACTCCACTTGGAGCACTGGTCTTTGCCTGTTTCACTCCACTAGGAGCACTGGTCTTTGCCTGTTTCACTCCTTTAGGCTTGTCCTTCGATTCCTTCTTCCTTTCTTTTTGGAGATCTGGCCTCTTAGGCTTGTCCTTTTTCCCTTTACTACTAGGTACTGGTGGCTTCAATCCATTAACTTTTGGATTTGATTCCTGGGGTTTAACATCAGGTTCCTTGGGAACAATGTCATTAATACAACTTTCCATGGTAATGATGTCTGAACTACGATGAGGCGGATCTAGTATAGTTATAGTACGAATAGTTTAACTATATATTGATCCGCCTCATCGTAGTTCAGACATCATTACCATGGAAAGTTGTATTAATGACATTGTTCCCAAGGAACCTGATGTTAAAC